ACATGCACTGCGGGAAGCCTGCGGCAACCAGCCGCAAGACCCGGATGTCCCCCCATGACCATGAGGTCACCCGCTACCTTATGAGGTAGCGACCCAGCGGCGTTTCAGTGCGACTTCGCCGCGAAGTACAGAATGCTCGAACGAGCGTTCAAGGACTGGATCAGAGATTTCTCTCCGACGAAGGTGCGAACCTTCAAAAGAGGATGTAAGCCTCCCTTCCAGACCCTGGAAAGCTTTAGTAAGAGCCCCATATCCATTCAGCACGTCAGTGCGACGCACTGGCTTAGGAACCATCGTTCTAACTTCAAAACGATGCAGAAATGGGTTCCATCTTCCGATAGAACGTACATTTCGGCCTAAAAATGAGATATGGCCAATTCCTTCAGTACTCTCAGGAAGATAAGGCAAAGGCCCTATCAACCGTTCACACTTGTTACGCATGAACTGGGTTGTCCTCCACATTCCCTTTTTGTAAAAGAGATTTGCGGTGGCAATCCATGAGATAATACTTGAAGCTTGGTGCTTGTTCTCAGGAGGTTCTTGCCTTACGTATATAGGTGTTACCTCTATACCGGCAAAAGCCTCAACTCCACATGACTCTCTAAACTTTCCAGAATAGAAAGTCTTATTGAAGTTTACCTTACAATTGTATTTATGTAGGTAATCGAGAACAACGCCCGCATATGCTGTAGGGACGATAATATCGTCACCATACACATATACATCACGAGAAACGCGATAAGCGTTCTCGAATGTATAGGAAAGGTCATTGCAATCCAGCAAAGCTACTACACATATCGTGTAGAAATACATAGCTTCAACTGGAAAGCAAAGAGCACTACCCATAGAAGCGAATTTCTTCAACGGAGCAATTATTTGTCCGCTTGGGAGCTTCGCACTGGTCGAACGACATGCGTCGATAGAATCGAAAAGATCACGATTCGAGCGAAACATTTCCATAGCAAGATCACGTGGAACACGATCACTCGCATCAGAAAGATCAATCGTTGCAAATTGACCTGTCTCGGAACCAATCATAGCTAACCTTTGGTTTATCTTTTGGTCAGTGAAATTAACATGACCAGAAGACATCCAATGCGACTCAAGACGGCGATAAAGCCAATCTTGAATCCCGTGCTGCACATATTGCATGCATACGGGTTCTATTGCTATGATTCTGGGTGCTTTCAACGTTTTCGGAACTGTAACCACCCGAACGGGCGATTCCAAATGTTCCGGAACGATCGTAACCATTTTGAGCTCCTCAGAATCGATAGGGGTCCCGATTGGGTACCCGTTATCAATAAGAGGGAAGTAAGGCTCAAGACGATCGTGCCAACGCCGCCAAGAGAATTTACCGTTTCCGGTAATTCGTTCAGCGGTAGTCCCTGGACCATGCACTGGTATACAATCTGTACACTGAAAATCAGTAAACATATTGCCCCAGAGCAAAGAAGAAGCTGCCAAAAACTTGGCATGCTCTTCTGCAGGGAGAGAAAAAGTTGAAAGCGAGTTCTCAATTTCGGTGAAATTTTCAAGCGCGGATGCTTCTCTTTTCGGAGTGCATCCCTTCTTAAGTTTGTTGAGAGTAAGGCATATCTGCCGTACAGCATCAACATAGTAAGAAAAATCGCTTGGAGAACCTCCATTACTGGGGGATATTTCATCGTAAAGTACCTTTCCTGTCTCAAAGTTGAAGATATGACTTGTGATCCCCTGCAAAAATGCAGGCATCACAGATCCTTTCTGTCGCATCCAGCGAGGGAAAAGATCCGAGTCAACAAATCCTTGTTCCAAGCCTCGCAAGAGGTCATTGGCGAACTTGGGAAGGGTTATCGTTAAAAAGGATAACCCCTCGTCTTCAACTCGTGATCTTATGGTTTTTAGATCACGTAAATCAGAGACGTCAGCGGGACACTTGGCAGTTGCGTCTTTATAGACACAATCTACCAACTCCAGATAATCACTTACGTTGCTTTTCAATTTAGCCTCCTCATTCGGAAGCGAAAATTCAAGCCACGTACGTTTACCTAACGTCCGTAAAGACGCCTTCAATCATTTACGCACTGTAATTGATCGACTAACTTTCAAGTCGTAAGCAACGGTTACAGATGGGTCCATTTTCATGTTCCCATATGCGGCCGTAGCAAAACAACTCATCACAGATCGAACAGATTAAATATCCGTCCGTATCTGGGATGTGGCTTGCCGGAATCTCATTTCCATGAGAATCCAGTAGTTTCACGTCTTCAAGAGGGATTTCGATCAAGGGAAGTAGGGACATTTAAAGTCTCTCCTTTCTTGGTCTCCGGAGGAATTTCTCCTTTAACAGCTTCCTTTTCATCGGAAGTGTTTAAATGCGTAAGGAATAACCCCAACGCAACCGGTAACAGAGAATTCAAGAACTGTTTGTAATTGAATTTCATGTTAAGACTCCTGACCGTAAAGTTTAGCGATCGCGGTGCTGTCTAACCAGGTTTTAAATCCGGTTATTAGCTGATCCGTCTGTGTCGAAGTAAACCCCGCAAGGGGTCTATCGATCACAACGTAAAAGCTCAATGTCTCATAGTCGTTAACAGCAGTTAACGGGTCTGGGACTACCGCTTTTTGGTCAAATCTGGCCATCGAGCGAACTCGATCACCGGAAATAACTTGATGCGATATAGTCAAAGTGAAAGTACCATCAGATTTC